TGGAACAACTTATAGAAAGATTGGATATTTACTTCCTGTTCCTCCCAATAGTACTTTAATACTGGATAAACCTGTAAACTTAGAAGGTGCTGATATTTTAGCAGTCACCGCTTCAGTAGCAAATGATTTAGATGTTTTTTGTTCAGTGCTTGAGGTAACTTAATATGCCTTATATGGGCATTCAAGAATTAAAGGACGCCAATGTTAAATCTGGTTCTGCTACAGGTGACGGCTCAACAACAACTTTTGCAATAGGTTGGACACCTCCCTCAGCTGGATCATTGTTTGTTACGATTAATGGTGTTTTACAATCTGCTAGTGCTTATAGTATTTCAGTTTCCAACTGTGTTTTTACTGCCGCACCTGCAAGTGCTGATGCCATAGAATTTAAAGGTATTCAAAGTTCTGGCACAGTAGTAACCCTAGGAGATGGCGTTGTTAATGCAGCACAATTAGGATCTAGTAGTGTTGTGACGGCTTCGATTGTAGACAACACTGTAACGCTGGCTAAGATGGCGGGACTTGCAAGAGGCAAAATCATTGTTGGTGATGCTTCTGGTGATCCATCTGCTTTGACTGTTGGCACGGCTAATCAGGTATTGAAAAGTGATGGCACCGATGTTGCATGGGGCGCGGATGCTGGTGGTATAGCGGCATCTGAAATGAAGGGGTTTACAAAACGTCCTGTTTTTGAATGGTTAAGTACAACAACGATGGGACTACAAGGGGATTTCTTATATCAACATAATGGAACAACCACCCAAATAGTAGGCGGTTCAAATATCACATTTACTAGATCGGATACAAGCGGAACCGAACAGTGGAATTATCTGTATCTAGATGATAGCGCAATAGTTACCGCTGGTAATTCTACAATAACGGCAAGTGAATTAATTAGTTCCCCAACAGCACCCACGTTAAATGTAACTAAAGGTGGTTTTTATAACGGCAATGATCGTTGTATCTACACATGGAAGCAGAATGCCTCTGACGAGATTTTGAGGTTTAGTAAAATTCAACAAATGGGTGCAGCGGTGGGTACCGTTGTTAATGATTTCTCTTGGACATTTGAGAACTCTAGTGGAGCAGCTTATGGGACAGGTTGGCATTCGTATACTGCAACAACTGATTATTTACCTAGACCATGCGGCGTAGCTGGTCTTGCCATGGGTGCCTTCATTAATCTGGGGGGTAGTCATGCGAGTATGTATGTTACTGACGATATTGGAACAGAATATGATATGTTTAATGTGGCTGCTGGTGCGAATACAAACACACCAGTAACTAGTGCTGGTCTCTTTAAGGTTAGATTAGATTATGCTCACTCGTCTTACACACAACTTTTTAAGTTAATTGGGTGGGTACCGAGCCCACTGTTATGAGGAATGAAAATGTTTGAGACTTGGGAAGATGTAAGAAGGGTGCGGGATCAACTCTTGCAAATGAGCGATGGAGCATCCTTTGTTGCTATGGAGGCTGGTTTAGCATTAGATAGTGTAACGAAACAATACAGAAAAGACCTAAGAGATGTACCTACTATATTTGCCAATGTAGGAGATGTGGTTATGCCTGATCCATGGGCTGACCCACCAGTGTCTATTCGTTAGATGATATTCAAGAATAAAATAAATAGTTTAAAGAGATATAATAAATGGCACTAACTAAAGTAACAAGTGGAGTATTGGCTGATGATGCTGTTGGTGTTGCTGGACTATCCGCAACAGGAACTGCATCCGCATCAACCTTTTTAAGAGGGGATAATGCATGGGCTAGTGCGGCTGCTGGATTTGAAAAATTTACAGTCGTAACCTCAACTGATGCTACATTTGATTTGCAGTCAGGTACAACCAAACTCATCATTGAAGTACAGGCTTCTGGAGGATACGCTGGGAATAATGACGGTTCCAACTATGTAGGCGGTAGTGGTGGTGGGGGGTCTTATGCAAAAAAATTATTAAGTCCTATGGTTGATACGGATAAGTTAAATATCACTATCGGAGCTGTCGCTGCTATTGCAGCCTCTGGAACTACGACATCTGTAGCGTCTGCTAGTGGCACAGCATTTACTACGATTACTTGTGACGGTGGCAATGGTGGAGTATCTGGATCTGGATCGTATGCTGCTGGCGGAGTTGGCGGTGCCTTACCAACTACTGGTGATTTTAATGTAGCTGGCGGCAACGGCACAAAAGGCAACGGCTCTACCACCCGTGTTCAAGGTGGCGCTTGGATGGCAAGAGGGAGCTATATGACAACCGATAGTGCGGGACTGATGTCGGTCGGTTATGGTGGAGGCGGGGGTGCTGGTTATCAAGGCAGCGCCGCTGGTGCCGCAGGCAGTCCAGCAGTAGTTATCGTGTGGGAATACAAATAGGATTAACTTTTTTAACAAATATCAAAAAGAGGCATCACGCCTCTTTTTTTGTATCTCCTAATCTTATAAATATAAGTAAAAGATTTGGAGTTTATTATATGGCCATAGCTCAAAATATTGTAATAAACAATGATGCTGACTATTCTCAACAATTTATAGCTAAAACAGATGCTGGAGCTGTTATAGATTTAACTACCTATACTATTACAGCAATGCTCCGTAAAACTTACGGATCAACCGCACAAACTGATTTTACTGCCGCAAAGGTTGTAGCTACTGATGGTACATTCACTTTAGCTTTAACTGATACGAAAACTAAAACAGGTACATTGGAAAGGGGACGTCATGTATATGATGTCACGATAACAGCAGCTGGTGGAGAAATCACTAGAATACAGGAAGGGATTGCAACAGTCAGTCCTAGTGTAACGAGAACAGCATGAGTAGCGCAGCACAATCATTTATTAGTCAGTTAGAAGAAGTAGCTACAGGTAAAGAATTGAATATTATTCAATTTGAAAATCTGTTAGAAAATATTTCTAATAGTACTGCTGCAGTAGAAGAACCAGAAGAATATACTACACCTGATCCTTCTATTTTTGAACCTAGGGAAGATGAAAATGTTGTTGCACCTATTGATATAGAACCTCTTCCCATTCAAGAAAATAAATCAAATATTTCTATCGAAAAAGCTACTTTAGAATTAGAATCATTGTTTGAAGGTCTTACTGGGATTGCAGTAGTTGAAGAAACACCAGAAGAAGAAATACCAAAAGAAGTGGAAGATGTAGTGTCTGGGGAGGATCTATTTAAGGAACAAATTAATTATAATGAACCTTTATTGGCTGAGGCCGATGCTCAAGACCTTGAGAAGATGTTTGAAAAAATAGCGGGGATTGATATCTTTAGTGATAAAAAATCATCTGTTATGACATCTGAGGTTATTAATATCCCAGCAGAGCCTCCTGAAATATTTGATATAAGTACCACTATTACTTCTATTATAGGTGATGCTTCTGAAGAATTACACAAACAAAGTAAAAGTAAAGGTAACGGTGTAGATGATGCAGCTAAAAAGATACTAGAAGATACTTCTTACATTTCTGACGCTAATTGGCAAATGGATCTTTTTGCGAACGCAAAAAATGCTCAAATGACGCAAGTGGTAAGTGATGTTGCAAATCTTTTAGAAAAACATAAAGGCGGAATGCCTGACAAAGAATACAAGATTTTAGAAGGAGATGCAGTTAAGAAGACTAGTGCCTATCTCAGTAAACTGAATCTACCTGAAAATCATATGCCGTTTACTGGTACTGCGCTAGACATTGCACCACCAGAGGAGTGGCGTAATGCCATTACAGGTATTGTAAGGAAGATGATTGCAACAGGACCTGGTTCTGGTGAAGTTTGGTTAAAGTATTTAGATGATGTTGATACTTCTAATATAAATGCTACAGATAAATTCTTGGCGTGGGATACTTCGGTTAGTAAATTCGTTGCATCAGCAGGTGGGGCGGCCGGTGATATTACAGGCGTTACTGCTGGTATTGGTTTGTCTGGTGGTGGTGATACAGGTACCGTTACGTTAGATTTAGATGTTTCAGAATTAACTGCATTAGGAACTACAGCAGCTTTAACTGATTATGTGGTGATTCAGGATGTAACAGATAATAGTACAAAGAAAGTTTTAGTTTCTAATTTACCCGGTGATATTACGGGCGTTACAGCAGGCACAGGGTTGAATGGTGGAGGAATAGCGGGGGATGTAACAATTAATTTAGATACTGTTTCGGTTGCTTTAGGTGGTACAGGAATTACTGCGGCTGCTAAAGGTTCTGTTTTGATTGCAAATGCTGTTGATACTATTAGTGCATTGTCAGGTAGTACTGATGGAGATGTGCTTACTTATAATTCCGGAACCGATACAGTATCTTGGTCTAGTAGTGTAGACGGAGGCACATATACCTAATGGCTACAAGAATTAAATTTAAAAGGTCAGAAACTATTGGTTCTGTTCCTGATTCTAGTGATTTAGAGATAGGTGAAGTGGCTCTTAATATAGTTGACCAAAAATTTTATGTAAGAGCTACCGATTTACCGCCGCTGCAGCCTGATGATTTGCCTATACCTCAAATTATAGAATTAGTTAATAAAGGACAAACAGCCGATGAAGTTACAACAACCACCACAGTGATGTCTATAGCTTTATCATAGGAAGAAAAAATGGCCACAAGAATTAAAGTAAAAAGGTCAGAGTCCCCAGGTGCGGTTCCTGATACTAATGACCTAGCGGTAGGTGAAGTGGCTCTTAATACGGCTGACCAAAAATTATATGTAAGAGATAGCGAAGATCAGATTGTGGTGGTGGCAACTAAAGGACAAACAGCTGGCGAAGTTACAGCAAAGGCGGCAGTAATGGCAATAGCATTAGGATAAATAAGAGATGGCAACACCTACAACAAAAATAGAATTTAAAGCTTGGTGCAAAAGAAAATTAGGTTATCCAGTTATAGATATTAACATCGATGATGACCAATTAGATGATCGTGTAGACGAAGCATTAGAATTTTATGGAAAATTCATGGGCTCGGGTATGCAACGTGTTTATCTTAAACATCAAATTACCCAACAAGATAAAGACAGGTCTTTAACTAATACATTAGAAACTGCGACAGCTACCGGCACTGCTGCATCAGAAATTGGAACAAGTTTTCTTGATGGTGCTGTAAGTGCAGCTGGAACATCAATTCAATTAACAGATGCAACTAGTTTTCCAAAAACAGGTACTGTTACAATTGCAGCAGATGCTACACCTAATGCTGCAGAAACGGTAGCATATACTGTGAAAGTCGGTAATATTTTAACTACTGCGGCTTTGGCAAACAATCATATTAGTGGGACAGCTGTAACGCTTAAAGTAACAGCAGATTGGGGAATAGGTCAAGGCTACTTACCTATGCCTGATGATATATTATCAGTATTACGAGTACTTCCGTTTTCAGATAGAGGTAATCTGAATATGTTTGATATTCGATATCAATTGCGACTGAATGATCTTTATGATTTTTCATCTATTTCGGTTATACATTATCAAATGACTATGTGGCAACTTGATCTGTTAGATATGTTATTGGTAGGAGAGAAACCAATACAGTTTAACATCCATCAAAAGCGTTTATATATAAACATGGATTGGGCTAATGATATTACGGTAAACGAATATCTTATTATAGAATGTTTTAGAAAATTAGATCCCAATCAATATACGGAAGTTTGGAATGATTTTTGGTTAAAACGATATGCTACTGCTCTTATTAAAAGACAGTGGGGAGAGAACCTTATCAAATTTCAAGGCGTAACGATGTTAGGGGGAGTTCAAATGAATGGCGAAACAATCTACAACGAAGCCATCAGGGAGATAGGTGAACTCGAAGAACAAGGTAGATTAACATATGAAGAACCTTTAATGTTTGATATAGGTTAAAATTATGTCTACAAATGTCTTTTTCTCTAAAGGAACGCCCAATGAACAACACCTCTATGAAGATTTAGCTATAGAGGCTATTCAGATTTATGGTCATGATGTTTTTTATCTTCCCAGGGAAATGTTAAACATTGACGAATTGTTTGGAGAAGATGCTTTAAGTAAATTTGATGATGCATATGGAATTGAGATGTGGATGGAAACTCAAGAAGGATTTGAAGGAGAAAAGGAATTAGTATCACGTTTTGGATTAGAAATTAGAGATGAAACAACCTTTGTTGTTTCTAGGCGTAGGTGGGATCAGGTTGCTAGCCAATCTTCAAATCTAATTTCTACTACACGACCAAATGAAGGTGATTTGGTTTATATGCCGACGGTCAAACGACTATTTGAAATAAGTTTTGTTGACCATGATGATCCCTTTTATCAAATAGATAATTTACCTGTATATAAATTATATTGTAGAACCTTTGAGTACTCAAGTGAAGTACTGGATACAGGCATTGCAGGTATTGATGCAATTGAAGATAAGCGATCCCTAGATCAACTTATTTGGCAGTTCCTTGGAGAACAAGGTCCGACTACTATCTTCAATCAACAGATAGATTTAGAATTTGGTACAGTTTATGGCAACAACATAGCGGGCACTATCGGAGCAGGAGTTGTAGAACTCGAAGATGCAACGGATGGAGCCGGCTCACAATTGCTTGGTGAGAACGAAACAGGCTTTGAGGCCGTACTCACAGAATCTTCAACCGCCGAATACAATTTCTTCATTATTAACGAATCATATAGTGTTGCGACACAGGCACCTCAATCGGATAATGAATTCCTAGAAACAGAAGCACTAAGTATACTAGATTTTACAGAAACGAATCCATTTGGTGAACCAACAGACAGCACTTAGGAGATAATATACAATGTTGGGACAATATTTTTATCACGAATCTATTAGAAAAACTATCGTTGCGTTTGGTAGTTTGTTTAATGATGTTTTTATTATAAGGAAAAATGCGGCCGATAAAGAGGTACAAACTTTAAAAGTACCGTTAGCGTATGGACCTAAACAAAAATTTTTAGTTCGTTTAGTTGGTGATCCTAACTTAGATCAAAAAGTAGCAATTACTTTACCACGTATAGGGTTTGAACTTACTGGAATAGATTATGATCCTACGAGAAAATTAAATCGAATTATAAAACAAAAGAAAGTAGCAAATCCAGCAGGCAAAACAATGAATATACAATATGCGCCTGTTCCTTATAATTTAAGTTTTGAAATGTTTGTAATGACTAAAAATTCAGATGATGGTATCCAGATTGTTGAGCAAATATTACCATTCTTTCAGCCAGAATATACAGTGTCTATAAAAGAAGTACCTGAAATGGATATCGTAAGAGATGTTCCAATTATTCTTAATAATATTAGTTACGAAGATACTTACGAAGGAGATTTTCAAACTCGTAGAGCTATAGTTTATACATTCTCCTTTTCAGCGAAATGTTATGTTTATGGACCAGTTAGTACACAACTTCCAGTTCTGAAAGCTGATGTTAAAAGTTATGCTGATGTTACTAAGGCAACCGCTGAAAGAGTACAACAATATTCAATTTCGATTACAGGAACTCAAGAGGGGGATGATAATTTTGGTTTTAATGAATATACTTCTGAATGGATTGATGCAGCGCCCTAATGAATATAGATAATGCACTGAATGAAGCGTTAGGATTAAAGAAGATCATTACGCACGAAATTATAGACCCTAAGCCTCTCATACCGAGGCCTAGCGACATTTATGGAGAAGCTGATGCAGACTACAAGTATAGTCGAGAAAACTTCTATAGCCTCGTTGAGAGAGGTCAAGCGGCTATAGATGGCATACTTGAAGTTGCAAAAGAAGGTGAACATCCTAGAGCATACGAAGTAGTTGGTCAGCTGATTAAAAGCGTAGCTGAAGTCACAGAAAAGCTGGCTGACTTACACGATAAGATGAAGAAACTTAAAGAAGTTCCTAATAATGCACCAAGAAATATTACTAATGCTTTGTTTGTCGGATCTACTAAAGAATTGCAGAGATTGTTAAAAGACGAACGCAACAACTCCGAGACAACAAAGGACGAGGATGTCTCCTGAACTCAGTTCTGACTATTGGTATATGGATGGTTTCCGGATGGATGTGATTTTCAATTACCGTGGCATAGAACCCGAATGTACTTGGTCTACCTATATCGATGTACCGGGATCCACTAATGGACAAAAGATTTATATAGGTACTTACAACACCAGAGAGGAAGCCATTGAGGCTAGAGATAACGCAGAAAAAAATATGTCTTCCTATGGTGACAGGGACCTATGAATACTTTAAATAAAAAGTATAAAGGTCCAGGAATTTATAACACCGTAACAGGAGAACTATTAGCACCTATAGAACAAAAATTTTATGAACACCGTGGGCCATTACATGTATATTGGATAAAAAATAAAGAAGACTGGGAAAAAATAATACTAAACTATAATGACAGACCTAAACGCATATAAAGGCAATCCTAATTTAAAGCCTACACTTACTCAACATTCTTATACAGAAGATCAGATTGCTGAATTTATTAGGTGTAGTAAAAGTCCTGTTTATTTTATTGAAAAATATGTACAGATAGTAAGTATAGATGAAGGTCTCGTACCTTTTAGTTTATATCCTTTTCAGAAAGAAATGGTAGGTACTTTTCACAATAATCGGTTTACAATTTGTAAGTTGCCTAGACAATCTGGTAAGTCCACTACTATTTTAAGTTATCTCATTCATTATGTTATTTTTAATGAACAAGTAAATATCGCTATTTTGGCTAACAAAGCTGCAACTGCAAGAGATTTACTAGGACGCTTTCAATTAGCATATGAACATTTACCTGATTGGTTACAGCAAGGAGTTGTTAATTGGAATAAAGGTTCTTTAGAGTTAGAAAACGGATCAAAGATTATTGCTGCATCTACATCAGCTTCTGCTGTACGTGGTGGTTCTTATAATATCATCTTCTTAGATGAGTTTGCATTTGTTCCCAATAATATTGCAGAACAATTTTTTAGTTCTGTCTATCCTACAATTACTGCGGGACAATCATCTAAAGTAATAATAGTTTCTACTCCACATGGCATGAATATGTTTTATAAAATGTGGATGGATTCTGTGAATGAGATGAGTGATTTTATTCCTGTGGAAGTATCATGGCAAGAAGTACCTGGTAGAGATGAGGTATGGAAAGAACAAACTATTAGAAATACCAGTGAACAACAATTTCTTCAAGAATTTGAATGTTCGTTTTTGGGATCAGTAGATACGTTAATATCACCTACCAAAATACAAACAATCCCGCATCGTGAGCCTATTACATCGAGTGGTGGTTTTGATGTGCATGAGAATCCTCAAAAGGATCATCAATATTGTATTACTGTAGATGTTGCACGTGGAGGTTCTAATGACTATTCGGCATTTACAATAATTGATATTTCTAGTATACCTTATAAATTAGTAGGAAAATATAAAAACAACGAAGTTAAGCCTTTAATTTTTCCAGAAATTATAGAGCGGGTAGGCAAGGCTTATAATGATGCATACTTACTAGTAGAAATAAATGATATAGGTGGACAGGTAGCAGACGCATTACATTTTGATTTAGAGTATGATAATATCATTATGTGTCAGACTAGAGGTCGTTTGGGACAAGTTGTGGGAAGTGGTTTTGGTGATGGGCAAACTGATCTGGGTGTACGAACAACTAAAACAGTTAAAAAGGTAGGGTGTTCTAACTTAAAACAATTAATAGAATCTGATAAACTTATAGTAGAAGATTTTGATATAATAGTAGAAATGTCTACTTTCGTACAAAAAGGTTCTTCATTTGAGGGGGAAGAAGGATCGAGTGATGATTTAATGATGTGTTTAGTATTTTTTGCATGGCTTACTAACCAACAGTACTTTAAAGAATTAACAGATGAAGATATCCGTAAACGTCTATTTGAAAGTCAGCAGAAAGCTCTAGAACATGACATGACTCCTTTTGGATTTATGGTGGATGGATTGGGAGATGAAGAAACTGAATTTAAAGATGTTGATGGTGATGTCTGGCAAGCAGTAAAACCGTATCCTGATTTTTTTGATATAGGTAGAAATTAAAAACCTACATCAAAAGATAAATCATAACGAGCTTTTACTGCACAATTCCAACAACGAACATCAGAACGCCTAATTAAGTATTCAATTTCTTGGCGTGATTGTTGATGTTTTTGACCGTGTCTTAAATATAAACTTCTAATTTTTTTATGATGGGGATAATACATCAATGCAACATTTTCATCCTCGCCACAAAAATCGCAAGAATAATTATTAAACTTTGAAAGTAGTGATGACCGTCTACCGTTTCTTCCATCTTTTTTTGGTTGATAATCTAACATAACTGTGCATTACTTATTTTATTTATATAGCTCTATCATACACCGTCGTGTTATTTGTAAGAAGGGAAAATTATAAATAAATATGTAAAATGAAAAAAGTGAAGATTTAATATTATAATTCTATTATAATAGGAGAAAAAGAACATGGCGCAATTAGTTTCACCAGGTATATTAGTAAAAGAAAAGGATCTAACTAATGTAGTAACTGCCCTCGCCACCAATATAGGAGCTGTAGGTATTCAGGCCCTTAAAGGTCCGGTAGAGACAATTGTTACAATAGGATCCGAAGATGAATTAGTCCAAATATTTGGTAAGCCAACTACAAGTACATTTGAGTTCTTTTATACTGCTGCTAACTTTTTAGCATATAGTAATACTCTGAAGGTGGTGCGGTTTAATACAACAGGTTTGAAAAATGCAACTGGAGGTACTACCACACAAACGGCTGTAGTTAATCTTTTGATTAAAAGTACAGAACACTATGAAGATGGTGACGGGGCAACCGGTCCATTTATTGATGGTAATTCTGATGCATACGGAATGTGGGCGACACGAACTGCTGGTTCATGGGGCAATAATATAATGGTAGCCCAATGTCCAAATGCAGATGCATATCAACAGTTAGGTAATGGCGTTAGACAAACAACGGGTACCTATGCTGCTGGTGTTGGAGCAATCGTTGTAGGTAGTTCTGCTGATTATTCGGTTGATGATATTATATATCTACAACAGGATGACGGACAACATTATACCATTACTAGTATTGTTGGAACTACTCTTAACTTTATAAGATATCCAGCAGAATCAGGTATTGGTCTTACACAGGCAGTTGATGGATCGAGTACAGCTGTACTCGTCGACCGTTTCTGGAAGTATTATGAGGAGTTTGATGGACCTCCTGGAACATCAACTTTCTGTACCGATCATGGTGCTTCAAACGATGAAATGCACATTATAATTATTGATGAATTAGGTGGAATCACAGGTACTAAAGGTACTTTCTTAGAGAAATATCAACAAGTATCAAAGGCCGGTGATGCCAAAACTGATAGTGGTGACAATAATTATTACCTAGAAGTGTTGTTTAGAAGTTCAGAGTATATCTATTGGATGGATCATAACCCAAACGCTAACACCAATTGGGGTGATGCGGCTACAAATGGTGTAAACTATGAACTTACATCATCGGGTGATTGGATCAATTCACAATTGGGTGACACGACCATAGCTTCCGGTTCAGCTGGCGCTGATGGTAGTACACCTACTGATGCCAATAAGATAACAGCTTATAATAAATTCGCAGATAGAGAAACTGTAGATGTTAGTTTGATTGCTGCTGGTCCTGCCAGTACAACTCATGCTAAAAATCTTATTACATTGGTCAACAAACGTAAAGATTGCATGGTATTTATTTCACCAGAACGATCTGATGTTGTTAATGTTGCAACATCGTACAATCAGTTGAAGAATGTTAAGAATTTCGTCCTAGGCTTAGGAAGTACATCTTATGCAGTATTTGATAGTGGTTACAAAAAAGTTTATGATCGGTATAGTGATATCTTTCGTTGGACTCCGTTGAATGGAGACATTGCTGGTTTGTGTGCTCTAACTGATTATGTTGCAGATCCTTGGTGGTCACCAGGTGGTTTAAGCAGAGGTCAGATTAGAAATTCAATCCAATTAGCATTTAATCCAAGTCAAACGGAAAGAGATGCACTTTATAGCAATCGTATCAATCCTGTTTGTTCATTCCCAGGAGAAGGTACAATGCTGTGGGGTGATAAAACAGGTCTCTCACAAAATAGTGCTTTCAATAGAATCAATGTACGTCGTCTATTCATTGCAATAGAAAAGGCGATTGAAAATGCTTCTAAGGTAGTACTGTTTGAGTTTAATGACCAATTTACACGCCAGAATTTTGTTAGTATTGTAGAACCTTTCCTCGATGATGTAAAGGCCCGTAGAGGTATTACAGACTTCTTGGTTGTATGTGATTCAACAAACAATACAGCTCAGGTTATTGATACTAATGAATTCCGTGCTGATATCTATATTAAACCAACCCGCTCAATCAACTTCATTACTCTGACATTTGTTGCTACTCGCACAGGTGTTGAGTTTAGTGAAGTAGTGTCAGCATAAATAATATAGAAATATAGGGAGAAATAGAAATGGCAAGTCCTGCACTATTAGAAAATTTTATTCTTGATAAGTTACGCTTTGGAGGTGCACGACCTAACCAGTTTCAAGTAAGTATCGGAGGCGTTGGAGCCAACGTAGCTGATAGTCTTGGGGGTGGTGAAGGTAAGGCTAATATCCAGTTTCTCTGCCGAGCAGCACAAATTCCGGCTATGAGAATTGGCGAAGTACCAATTCCCTATAGGGGCAGAACGCTCTACCTCGCAGGTGATCGTACCTTTGATGATTGGACAATTACGGTAATCAATGATGCACGTTTTACTGTAAGAAAAATGTTTGAATCATGGGTTAACATGATGGGGGAGAACGTAACAAACATGGGTGCTACGGTGCCCGCTGCTTATTTAGGTAACGCTACAGTCGAGCAATTGACTAGAAACGGAACTGTACTTCGTAGATATGAGCTTATGCATTGTTTTCCAACAGGTGTCGATGCTATAGATTTAAATTATGATACAAATGATACTATTGAAGAATTTGGAGTAACTATGCGATATTCGTGGATGACTCCACGTAAGGCCGAGACCGCAAGTGCTGGTACCGAAGGTACTGCAGCTGCAGCTGGTACTGCCGCTGGGGGTTAAGGAAGTTATTTTAAAACAGTGATGTAAAGTGATATAAATAGTCATAGTATGGCAGAATTATTTGGATATGAGATAAAGAAAAGGAGTGAGAGCAGCGGAGCCAAAAGCTTCGTTGCTCCCTCTGACGAAGAAGGCACGCTGGATATAGCTGGTGGTGCCGGTTTCTTCGGTTCGTTCATTTCTTATGATAAGTCCGCAAAGAATGATTACGAGTTAATTCGTAAATATCGTCAAACTGCGGAAAATCTAGAATGTGATCGAGCAATAGAAGATATTATCAGCGAAGCAATTACCGCAGCTGATGAAACAGAAATATCAGTAGTAGTCAACCTAGATTGGGTTGATCTTTCCTTAGGCATTAAAAATAAAATTACATCTGAATTCAGAGATATTTTAAAACTGTTAAATTGGAGAAAACAGGGACATAATATCTTTAAGAGATGGTATATTGACGGGAGAATTTTTTACCATAAATTGGTAGACGAAAAATCTCCTCGTAAAGGTATTACAGAGGTTCGTTATATAGATCCTAAATATATTAAAAAGATTCGGGAAATTAAAAAAGGAAAGAAAGCTGATGGTGCCACCATTGTTCAAGATACAAAGGAGTGGTATGTCTATAATGAAAGTGGTGTATATCCGGTTTATGCGGGTGGGGTACAACCTCAAGGCGGAGGATTAAAAATTGCACCTGATGCTATTGCGTATGTAACATCTGGCATTTATAATCCTACTACAAATCAAGTATACGGGTTTCTACAAAAGGCAATTAAACCAACCAATCAACTAAGAATGATTGAAGATGCGGTAGTCATTTATCGTGTTTCACGAGCACCAGAAAGACGTATCTTTTATATTGATGTAGGTAATCTTCCTAAACCTAAAGCTGAAGCATATCTTAAAGATGTGATGACTCGATATCGTAACAAGTTAGTATACGATTCTTCGACTGGTGAAGTTCGAGATGATAGAAACCAAATGTCTATGTTGGAAGATTTCTGGTTGCCTAGACGAGAAGGTGGTAGGGGAACCGAGATTACTACATTAGGTGGTGGACAAAATCTTGGTGAACTAGAGGATGTAAAATATTTTCAAAATAAACTTTATCAATCATTAAACATTCCAGTTTCTCGTTTAGAATCGGAATCTGGTTTTAATCTAGGTCGATCTACTGAAATTATTAGAGATGAAGTTAAGTTTACTAAGTTTATTCAGAGACTCCGTAAACGATTTGCAGAGCTTTTTCAAGATTTATTAAAAACACAATTAGTACTTAAAGGAATTATTACACTAGAAGATTGGGATAAGATTAAAGAATCTATTATCTATGATTTTATAGATGATAACCATTTTTCCGAATTACGAGATTTAGAAATTTTAGAGGCTCGTATGAATTCCTTACAAGCTATGGAAAGTTATATAGGTACATATTTTTCTAAAGAATATATCCGTAAATATGTCTTACGTCAAAGTGAAACTGAAATGGAAGAAATAGATAAACAGATTACAAGAGAAAAAGATGATGAGGGGGATGAATTTGATGGTGAAGTTCAAAACGAACCTGAGTATGGACAGCCCCCAACATCAGATGCTCCTTATGAATAATGGAGTGTAACCTGTAATTTTTATAAATATTAATAATACCTTATACGAGGGATGTAATTATGGCTAGTAAGAAATCAGTAGAAAAGATGGTAGATTCAATCGTTGATGGCGACTTAAAAGCAGCTGCGGATGCATTTAATGCTGCAGTAGAAGCCAAACGTGAGGAGACATGGGCTAACGCCACAAAAAATTATGCAGAAACGGCGTTCGGTGAAGATGTTGATGAAGAAGATAATGTTGAAGAAGCTGAAGCTGAAGTAGAAAGTGGAGAGGAAGAAGATGCTGCCGGATCCGATGACGAAGAAGATAAACCCATCTACCCCCATATGGGACGATAATACAAAAAACAAACAACAGAAAGATCAGGAACAACGTGAGCGGGATGGAGATACTATAGACGTTGCGACTGAAGAACAAAATGAAGAGGAAAGATTGTCTGAGTTTCTTTTAAAACAGCTTCAAATAGAACGAGGAGAATTTCCCGAGGAATAGGAAAAGATGAAACTTATATCCGAGTCCATAGAAGATATAGAATACATTACAGAAGATAATGATGACGGTAAAAAGAATTACCGCATCAGAGGTGTATTTTTACAGGCAGACATTAAAAATAGAAATGGTCGGGTTTATCCTTTACCCGTTTTACAAAAAGAAGCAGCTAGATATAACAAAGAATATATCCAAAAGAAAAGAGCGTTTGGAGAACTTGGCCACCCAGACGGTCCCACAGTAAATCTAGAAAGAGTATCACATATGATTACAAGTTTGCATCCAGATGGAAAGAATTTCATTGGTGAAGCAAAAATAATGGATACTCCGTATGGGAAGATTGTAAAAAATCTCATAGATGAAGGTGCTAGATTGGGTGTCTCTTCCCGAGGGATGGGCTCCTTAACACCAGGTCGTGGTGGTTCACAGGTTGTTAAAGATGACTTTTATCTGGCTACCGCGGCAGATATAGTCGCAGATCCTTCTGCACCTAATGCTTTTGTAGAAGGCATTATGGAAGGTAAAGAGTGGGTGTGGAACAACGGTG